GCCATCCAAGGGACTTCAAACTCAAACGTTGGGTCAGTAGAAATATCCCAAATCTTATTTATAGTGCGAGGTCCAGTGTAAGCCACGGAGCCGCCTCCATTATAACCATCAGGGTCGTAAGAAATCATAAGGCGACCACGATGAAATTGGGAAGCAATGACAGTAAACTTGTAAGTAATTTTACCAGACCAAAACTGAAAAGCGGTGCCAACCTGACAACCTGGAGTCATCTGAATAGCAGCTGCGCTGAGATTAGTAGTTTCGCCCTGATATGGAATGGAAACAATCATCATCGGAGTGATGCTTTGTATCAACAATGGAGATTCAGCGTCATCAGTGCTAGTCCATTCCAGTACATCATAATCCACACAACGACCCACAATGTGAGCTATAGTCATGTGATCGACACCATCTAACCCAACAGTGCGTGAATCAACTGTGGTCTCATTCTTCGGATCAAGTGCCAATTTGTCCTGTTGCACGCTAATTTCTGGTGACGCAAAATTGGACATAAAATTAGGTGCATAAGACACGACATCTTTAATAACTGGTGGGTTTGAAAATCCAAACCACCTAGCAAGAGTCGAAGCGCCTGCCATCACCTTAGAAGTGGCCATGGCATAAGGTTTGATGACCGGTATAATTGACAACATGCCAGCAGCCTTGGACATTGCTGACATTGCTGTGGAAACTGGCCTGTCTCTATACTCGTCTTCACCAGACTGCATGACATAGGACGGTCCACCAACCTTATGGTCGTCGCACCAAGCATATGGTCACCGTCACATAGCCTCCGTTACCACTAGAGTCTTTGAGGGTTATTGGGGTCCATATATTAATATTGCCCATCTGCTTAATTTCATCAAGGTCAGTGTCCAAATTGATCCAATTTTGATAATAACAAAAAGGCAATTGCATTTCACACCCTTTAGAAGATTCAGCGTAAAACTTAGCATGAGGTCTAGAAGTTTTAACCATAAGTGATGCAGGAACTGATCCACCTGTGTATGGAGCAGCTTCCGTCACAAGCAAATCAGAAGTCATGCCGGCAGAAAAATCAAAATCTCCGGCGCCATTCAAATCGGCACCTGCCATAGGTTTATACGACATAATTCCCACGCCATAATGGTAAGGCGAAGCATTAACGACCAACTTAAGATGCAAAGTAGCCTGCAGCCTAGAATAGCCTTTAAGCTTCACCTTTATCTCTGGGTGATTGAAATAGTCATACCATGGGTTAAAAGACCCACCCAAATGAGAATTGGCCTGCCAATTAAAAGTTTTGATTTTGACAGGGCGGGAAAACCACTCGCCAAGGGTTAAGCCAGGG